AACACAGATTTTCTAGATTCTATCTGATTTGTCAACATCTGTAGCTGTTGTTGTATCTGTGGATTGACTGCTGCTTGTTGTTGCATCATCATCATCTGTTGCATTTGCTCTCTGAACTCTAATTGCACCTGTTCCTGCGCCATCAGACTGATATGTTCGAGTATATTTTTCTGTATCGCGGCCATGACTGACGGATTATTTCTAACCATGTTGGTCGACATAAAATTTAAATGCGCTGTGATGTGCGCTCTGTGATCTTGACCAGGAAAAGCTTGAAAAGGTTTTCCTGCCATGGCGTTAATGTGCTCCATACTTGGGTCCATTGGTGAATTTGGTGCTGGTGCTGGTAAAACCGCATCAACATTTTTTACACCGATAGCCTCATACATGTTTCTGTATATCTGATACATGTTATGTAATTGTGGATTAGATGTTGCTATCTGTAATTGTGTCTGTGCAAGTGTTATTCTCTGTGACATTGAAAAAATATTTGGATCTGCAACTGGCACAACATCAACTCTGTCATCAAAGTCTGCCTGTTTTATATTTCTCTGTCCACCAACAACATCGTACGGATATTCAGGTGGCAGATATTGTGCAACTACTTTTGCAAGTAATTTAAATTCTGATTTCATTGCTGCATAACATCTTTTGTGTATAGCAGACATTACTCTAGATCCTCTCTCAAGGAGAGCGATTGTGGTTCCAACAGCAGCTTGTTGATTACTATCTCCAACTTGCATGTCGGCTATCGCCGCAAATCTTTGTCCTGCTTGCACTACTATGCCTAAAAGATTTAATAGTGTCTGTGACGGTTCCTTGTAAGGTAATGGAAAGAAAGCATCTCTGAGATTACCACCCGGTGCATCTACATCTTTAAATTCACCTGGTTGTATCGGAGCTGCCTCGTCTCTTACTCTAACGCCTCGTTGTTTAAATCCTGCAGGTAGATTTGATAATGTTCCTGCATCTAATAATTGACGGAGAGCCGCCGT